CATTAATTATTCCTCTCTCCTTTAATGGTAGCAGTTTTCAAGAAACAATTTTATCGTGGAAACCAGCTGGAACTTGCCCAAATTGAGGCCCCATATAAAACTGAGAATTAGCCAGCTGCATGCCAGGGGCTGCTTGTGCTAACAAAACACCGCCAACATTACCTATGCCAGCAGAAGGCATTTGCCGTTGGAGCGGATTCTCGCGCTGGTAATCTTTTATCTGCTGACGCCAACTACCAGGGACCTTGAACATTTCTTTGAATTGTTCTTCTTCGTCTACGTCGGATTTTCCAGGGCCGATAGGAAAGCTAAGTCCACCGGCAATTGCTCCTAACCCTAAATTTCCACCTACTGGAATGCCGCCTGTAGTACGCATTTATCTAACTGTCAATCCGTTTATTCTACTCTTCTATAACCTCATAGCCAGCCGCATCATTGACCTTGGAAATAATGATGCCAGTGCCACGGACATCCCAATTAAGTACGTCGCCTTCTTGCCAGCAAAGCTCTTCCATCACCTCATCGGGAAGAACAATATACTGATCTCCGTTCTCGTCCTCCTGGACCTCGAGGATGTAACTCATTTGGATTCAAGTAATTTCTCAACTAGCTTATCAAGTTTTGCATTGATTTGATTGAAGTTATCATGCATTTGTTGGATCTCTCTTAGGAAGTCAACCTTGAGAACGTACTCTAAAGGCATACGTTTTAAATCGTCTTCCAAGACGTCAATCCTTCGCTTTTGCGAACCGATGTAATTAAAAGCTTGTTGGATCTGGTCGTTTTGCCTGCCAAGGATCTTACCTGCGACCCAACTGCCACCAGTAATAGCGGACACAACGGCCGTCAAACCGATAGCAATGTATTCAGGTCCCACGACCAAATTCGCTTTTTTCTAATTCTAAGGTTTAGTAATCAAAAGCACCTTTAACACTTTCTGCATTGGCAAGCATAGCTTTAAATTTTTTAGGGTTGTGCGTTTTAATGCGGTGGCAATTTGCGCAAAGCAACTGACACTTATCCATCTCATCTAAAATTTTATCAAAAGAGTGCGTCATCATTCTCCCTACACCAGCATGTTTTTTGTTCGGGTCTAAATGGTCAAAATCTAATGCACAAGGATCTTCTTTGTACCCACAACAAAGGCAGCCCCGTTTCATTTTTTCTGCCTGTACTAAATCTAAATTCTTTTTGCGCCTTGTACTCGAAGTTTCAAGGCAGTATTCCTTTCTTCTCTCCCATCCTTCACCTGTAGTCCAATTAGTGCGATAAAAACCTTCTTTAGTCAAAGGCTCTTTACGTCTGTGTGCAATAAAGACCTTTCCATCTGAAGCGATGTCCCCATACTTCCAGGGGAGGCCTGTAGCTGGGTTTAGACGTTCCAATCTAAAAAAGTTATTCTATCAGCTTAATAATCGACCTGCAACCTGCCTTTGCGCATTAGTCCGTTGATGACCCAAACGAGTGAATCAACACAATCGTCGTGACTGCTGACACCAAAATTAGTCAGCTCTTCAAACATCGCAGTAAAATTGCGGTAACGATTGAAGATGATCTTACGGTCCTCAAAGAGTCCCATGCAACCACGGAAACGTGCCAATTTATCTGCACGGAATCCTTTGACGGGATGCCAATTTAAATTATAAAGATTTTCGTTATTAAGACAAACACGCTTAAAGTCAGCTTCCAGGGAAGCCTGATACTGCACGGCTTCTGAGTAAATGTCGCACGTAGAGTAAGTCGGGAAATAATTACCGCTTTCATCGCAGCCAAGTATCGACCAATCATTAAGCAATTCTTTAAGAGCATCTAGTTTTTCTAGGTTGCCCATCACACGCAAGCGGCGGTAATCGATTACATGAATTTGATCACCAATTCGCCCTGCTAGCGTCATGACAGTATAGTCATTCTTTTCTTTGGTACCAGCGGATAAGTCAACCCCCACAGCAAGCGTGTCAAACTCTGTTGCAATCTCCGCTTTGACAATCAGCTCAGGCGCCAACGACAATTCGTTTTGCCTGATGACTTGATTCATGTACTGAAACGAAAAAGCAATAGGTGCTTGTCGTTTCTTTTCTTTCAAATAATCCAATGACCACATCTCTGGCCAATAGGATTGCTCATCCCCAGACTTAGGATCTTGCAAGATTGCGGACAACACAATTTGCAGCCAGTTGTTTTGCGTATTAAAGGTTGTGGAATGAATGTCATCATGTCTAAAGCGGGTACCAAGGCAGATGGCTCGTGCCCCTTCAAACATGGTGGGTGCAATCACCGCATTCCAGTTGTCCTGCATCTGTTTACGGATGTCAGGGTTGGAGATGTCTGCTGCAGATTTAATGGCGTCATCGATGATCACAAGATGTGAACGCTTGGAGGTCACCGAACCTTTAAGACCTGCTGCGCAGAGTGTGAATTGTTCTTCACCCGTGGTGTCAATGCCCGCAAACTTATGGTCAATGGACCAGTACTCATTACTGGTGACGTTCTTGAGAAGACGTACGGTTGGGAAAACCTCTTGGTATCGTTTGCTTTCAATGATGCGTTTGATGGTTGCCGACTTAGAACGTGCGATATCAACCGTGTAAGACAAGTAAAGAATCTGTAGCGGCTTCTTGGCTTGCGTGTGGATACCAATGGCCCAGGCAGTGAACAGACCGAGGACCGTGCTCTTGGCGGAGCCCCTGGGCGCCAAGAGATCAACGTTAGGTCCAGCAATCTTTAAAAGACAAGTGCTATCCTGATCGGTTACAAAGTGACGATGCCACTCCTTGTGGTGTTGAGCAGGAGGCTTATCAGCTACGTACTCACAAAAGAAACCAAAGTCTTCCCTTGCTTTCTGAAGAGATTCAAGGTTTCGTGGAATACGAATTTGTTGCTTGCGTGCAGCAGCTTGTGCGTTACGACGGTAGGCAAGATGCTGGTATGCAGGCACGGTAGGTATCGTTCAGTGTATTACTGAATACTACCCTATTTGTTATCGTCTTTGTTTCTTTTGTTTGCTTGGTATTTACGTGCTTTATCTAGGGCTGCTTTTCTTTTCTCTTTATCCGACATCTCACTTCCGTCTTCGTTCTTGGCTTCTTTTTTCTTGAAGTGCTCCAAGAGTTCAGGCGGCATTTTATTTTTGCTCATTCTGTTTCTTCTGCATTAATGCATTCATGACATCTTGGCCCTGTGCAACATTCTGCGCAAGGGGAGTTGGACGACGGATACCAGCTCCTGACTCACGATTTTTTTGGAGTTGACGAGCAACTTCAAACAAACGTCCGGCAATATCTTCGCCGAAAACAGGAGGTTGCGGAGGTGGCTTTTGCATAGGTCTAGTCTAATTTATTTATTCTTCCATTTGCATATGAGACCATACGCTCATCGATGCTTCTTCCAGTGGAACTTCAATAGGGTCATCTTTGAAGATGGTCAGTAACTCACGTATGGCGCGGTCAGCACCAGCCATTAGCAAGCCCTTGCGATCTTTGTTGCCCGTGAACAGATCAATCTGGGCGATGGTGCCACGGAGTTCTTTTTGCATACTGGCGATCCTTGCAACGCCAGAATCACGTTTGACAACACCGTTATCAATGTCTTCTCGAAGCTTGCGGATGTCCTCCTGCATGGCTTCAATTTCATTGATCAAAACCTTGCGGTGATCAGGCTTTGGATAGTTGTGTTGGAGCCAGAGATCACAGCCAGTGATGCATCCGTTATAACGCAAGAAACGAGCATATAGATAGCATTCGATTACAGAGAAGTTCTCCGCACAAAATGCCCTATATGCTTGCTCTGTTGGTGCGTCTAGATTATCGACCCACTGGTCGAAGATCTCAATATCGATATGCTCTTTGGGACTGAGCGTAGTCCCTTGCCTCGTCGCTTTGACCGAACTCCTGAGCTTGGGCTGCAGACTTTCTTTGCTCTTCACCTGATGTTCCAATAGAGGCTCGTTCTTGTGCACCAGCTTCCTTCATCTTCTCTTTGGAAGAACCAACAGAAACGTCTTGGAAGATTTTAACGGCAGACGCAGCTTTACGCGCTTTGTCCTCATCAAACAACAGATCATAAGAATTTAAATCCTTATCATCGTCGTAATAAAAATCTTCGTCGTTCATGACCGTTCCGTTTCCTTGATATCTTCTTTGATATCAGTTTCTTCTTTATTCAGTTTATCTGAAGGTTGCTCTTTGTTAAGGCGGCTTTTGGCGTATTTGTACGCAACATCTGCCGCCTGGCGATAACGACCCAGTTCTGCGGAAGTATCAGCAGAAGAGTCTTGCATCTTAGAAGTTACCCATCATGCTGGCAAGGCCACCAGCGAACACATCACGTTGACGTGCACGGTTGCCTTGGGCAGCCTGACGCATCTTGGAACCTTCAAGACGGCCGATGAGAGATTCAAAATCTTGCAGTTCAGCAGCCGACATACCGCCGCCGTACGCACGGGAAGCTTGTGCGTTTACAAGCTCTTGTGCTTCGGCTTCAGACATGCCTTCGGCCGTGAGCTGGTCTTTAGTCCGGACAGTACGACCAGGGACGGTCATAGGAGAATAAGCCATTTATTCGAGAGAGAGAACTCTACAAGTATTTTAGTATATTCAATTTAGAAATTGAACATACTAGTGATATTTCTAACCATTTCAGTACCACGCTCAATGTTAGCAATGTTTTTATATCCAGCGTTTACAATCGCTTGAAGATCAATCTTACCTTTTGATTCCGCTTGGAGGAAGGGAATGCGATTATCTACTTCGTATTTTGTACGTTCAGTGGCGCCAGCTTCTTGTAACTGCGCTATTTGTTCTTGAATTTTAGCTAGAGCAAGTTTATTTGCTGCTTCGTGTTCACTAAAAGATACCGTTCCGGCAAGAGGATCAGCATTTGTTTTTTCACCAAAAACGTCACCAACTACCTCATTTTTCTGGGGTTCAATTGGGGTGTAATTAACAGAAGCAACGCGCCCTTGTGGTGTATAGGTAAATGACGGTGTTGTACCTACAGGAGCACTTTCCGTTGCTCTTTGAACTGCTGTTGATGTTTGTGTATTAATAGCTTGTTGTACAAAGGACTGCGCAGAAGGTTTTGCCTTTACATCTGCTTTTTCAGCACGT